TACAACATCTCGCCGGAAGAAACCCCGTTCCAGTCTAACACTGCCCGCGTGAACGTGAAGAACACGTTCTTCGAGTGGCAGACGGACGCGCTGGCGGCGGCTTCCACCACCAATGCGGCGCTGGAAGGTGATGACATCACCTCCTTTACCGCTGTCACGCCAACGTCTCGCCTGGGTAACTACACGCAGATCAGCCGTAAGACGGTTGTGATCTCCGGCACCCTGGAAAGCGTGGACAAGGCTGGCCGTCGTTCTGAACTTGCCTATCAGATGGCGAAGAACGGCGCCGAACTGAAGCGCGACATGGAAGCCACTCTGTTGGCGTCCAAGGCCGCGAATGCTGGTGACAACACCACGGCGCGTCAGACGGCTGGCTTGCCTGCCTTCCTTCGCACCAACACCAACAAGGGCGCTGGCGGTTCTGATCCGACGATTTCCAATGGTGTGGTGAACGCCACTCGCGTTGACGGTACGCAGCGTACCTTCACGGAAACCATCCTGAAGGATGTTATCGCCCAGGTGTGGACCGAAGGTGGTACGCCGAAGATTCTGATGGTCGGCCCGTTCAACAAGCAGACCGTCAGCGGCTTCGCTGGCATTGCCGAAATCCGCTACAACCAAGCCACTCCGAAGCCGACTGTGATCATTGGCGCTGCCGATGTTTATGTGTCTGACTTCGGTGCGGTGTCTGTGGTGCCGAACCGCTTCCAGCGTGAGCGCGATGCTTTCGTGCTTGACCCGGAATACGCGGCTACGGCGATCCTCCGCCCGATCCAGACGGTGGACCTGGCGAAGACCGGCGATGCGGAAAAGCGCATGATGCTTTGTGAATACGGCTTGATGGTTCGCCAGGAAGCCGCGCATGGTATCGCTGCTGACTTGACGACTTCGTAATGGCAACGGGGCTGGCGGGCGACTGCCAGCCCCACCTTAAAGGTGGCTTATGGCTGACAAGGTTTTCAACATTGATCCGGTAAGTGGGATTACTTCTTACTGGCATTATGATGAGGGCACGGATACGGCGCTGATTGAGAAGCGCCAGGATGTGTCTGGTATTATTGAAGCCAATAAGGCGCAGTTTAATGAAGATCACGGGCGTTATGGCGAATGGAACAAGGTGGCTTCCATCCCCATGGCGGTCTTTTATGATTTGAAGATAAAGGGCATCGTGGATGACCCGGTAGCCATGAAGAAGTGGCTGAATGATCCAGATAATCGGTTCTTCCGTACCAGACCGGGGCGCGTTTGATGCCCGCCATTGTTTCTGTCTGTGTCCCTTGCCGCGATGTGGTGGATAGCGGGTTTGCCTTCGATCTAGCCCGGTGCGTTGCGGCCCATACGGCAGCGACAAAGGACAGGGTGCTGCTGTTCCAGAACCAAGGGACGCTGATTGTAAACCAGCGGCAGGAATTGGCCCAGGCTTCCTTGGACGCTGGCGCTACCCATGTCCTGTTTGTGGATGCCGACATGAGGTTCCCGAAGGACAGCATCCGGCAGCTATTGGCGCGGGATGAAGATATTGTGGCGGCTAATTACAGTACGCGCAAATTACCTCTCCAGCCGGTGGCTTTCCGTGACGATCTGACCAGCGAGCGGGTTTATACGGAAGAGTGGTGTACTGGGCTGGAAGAGGTGTCCGCCATTGGGATGGGGCTGATGCTGATTAAGGCTGAAGTTTTCCGCAAGATGGCGAAGCCTTGGTTTCACATACACTACCAAAATGGTGTATATAGCGGCGAGGACATCTGGTTCTGCCGGTCAGCCAGGGAAACAGGGTTTAAGGTGATGTTGGACCACGATATTAGCCATCATGTGCGCCATATCGGGGCTTTCGAGTTTTCCTGCGCCCATGCGGCTGCTTCTAGGGGTGAATGAATATGGCGATTACCAGCTATTCCACCCTACAAACTTCCATAGGCGATTGGCTTATCAGGACTGACCTTACGGCGGTTATCCCTGATTTCATCACCTTGGCGGAGGCCCAGTTCAACCGGAACATCCGCCACAGGAAGATGGTGGAGCGGGCTACGGCTACGCTGGACAGCGAGTATAGCGTGGTTCCGGGCGATTGGTTGGAAAGCATCCGCTTCCAGATCAACACCAATCCCATCACGGTGATGGAGTTCGTTTCCCCAGATCAGGCGGCGATGCTGAAGGGGGCGAATAGCGCAAGCGGCAAGCCGATCTATTACACACAGATCGGCCAGCAGTTTCAGGTGATCCCGGCGCCGGATAGCGGGTCTGCTTATACGGGCGAGTTGACCTATTACGCCAAGATTCCGGCTTTGACGGTATCCAATACCAGTAATTGGCTTCTGGTGGAGGCGCCGGATTTGTACCTTTATGGCTCGCTTTTGCAGGCGGCGCCCTATTTGCAGGATGATCAGCGCATCACGGTATGGGGCGCTTTGTATGATCGTGCCATGAGTGACCTAAAGGTTTCGGATGAGCGAAGCCGTATGGCCACATCAGCCCTTCGGATGCGAGCAAGGAGTTTCGGCTAATGACCACTAACGCCTTCACCAATTATCTTGAAAACAAGATAATGGCTTATGTGTTCTCTGGGACGGCTTATTCTTCGCCGTCTGCCAGCCTTTATGTGGGGCTGTTCACCGCCGCCCCTGGCGAGGGTGGTGGCGGCACGGAAGTTTCCGGTAATGGTTACACCCGCAAGCAGGCGACAATGACCACCAGCGGTAACGCCAGCACCAATAGCGGGGCTATTGAGTTCGATACGGCGACGGGTTCCTGGGGCACGATTACCTATGTTGGTATTTTTGATGCTTCCACATCTGGGAACCTGTTAGCTTACGGAGAACTGACCACCAGTAAGACCATTGGTACGGGCGACGTTTTCCGCATTCCGGCTGGCGATCTCGACATTACCCTGGAGTAATCTAAGTGGCTGGTTATGGCAGCGGCTTATATGGGCGAGGTAATTACGGCATAGACCCCAAAGAGGGGGCTGCTGTAATTGACGCCATTGCTGCCTTAACGGCTGCTGGAACCGGCACTTTTAACGGCGCCACCAGCATAGAGGGTGTTGCGTCTGTAACCCCTTCTGGCACCATTATTTATTTGGGCGCGGTCCAAATAGATGCGGTTGGCGAGGTTACGGGTGATGGCGTTATCTACCGCCAATCCGGGGTGAATATAGAGGCTTTCAGCGATCTGACGGCTTCAGGGGAAGCGGTCTATGTATCTGGGGTGGCGATGACTGCCACCTCTAACTTGGACGCTACCGCCCTGGCTATTCGTAATTTTTCAGTCCAAATTGGGGCGTCTAGCGAGTTTGTGGCTTCGGCCATTCTGAAGTGGGAGCAAATCCCAGATGGTACGAAAACATGGACGCCGTTGGTTGATTCCTCTACAATATGGACGCAAATCTAAGTGTCCCAGCACAGGCGAGGGTTTCTAAATGGCTGATACGACAACCACCAATTTAGGGCTTACAAAGCCAGAGGTTGGCGCGTCTGCTGATACCTGGGGCACCAAGTTAAACAACGACTTGGATTCTATTGATGCGCTGTTTGCCGGGGCTAGTGGCGGCGCCTTGGTGGTGGCTAGTGGGGGCACTGGCGCCAAGACGCTATCGGGTATTGTTAAGGGGAATGGCACTTCGGCTTTTACGGCTGCTACTGCTGGGACGGACTATCTGGCGCCCCCGAGTGGCACGGCGATCCTGAAGGCCAATTCCGGTGGGGCTTTGGCTAACGCTACGGCAGGGACGGATTACCTGGCGCCGCCAAGCGGCACGGCTATTCTGAAGGCTAACTCCGGTGGCGCCTTGGCTAACGCCACTGCTGGTACGGATTATGTCGCGCCGGGTACTGCTACCACGTTTACGGCGGCGCAGACGTTCAATGGTTCTTCTAGCGTGTTGGCGGCGGTGCTGGCTAACGCGGCGGAGACAGCGACGGTATCTGCTACGGCTGCTACTGGCACCATTAACTATGATGTCACCACGCAAAGCGTGATTTACTATACGTCCAATGCTTCGGCTAACTGGACGGTGAACTTCCGCGCTTCCTCTGGCACTTCGCTGAATACGGCGATGTCAACCGGCCAGGCGATCACGGTGGCGTTTCTTGTGACCCAAGGTAGCACCGCGTACTATAACAGCGCGGTACAGGTGGATGGGTCTTCAGTAACGCCGAAGTACCAAGGTGGCACGGCATGGGCTGCTGGCAATGCCTCTGGTATTGATGTCTATACTTATACCATCATCAAGACTGGCAGCGCCGCGTTCACGGTGTTTGCTTCTCAGACGCAGTTTAAGTGAGGTAGTTTAATGCCAACCGTAATAACCCAAGGCGCCGCATCTGCAAAGGGCTACGGTTTTGGTGCGCGAGCAACCGCCGCCAACTACATCGAAGATGTGTTCTCGACTTGGCTTTATACGGGCAATTCAGGTTCAGGTGGAACCCAAACCATTACAAACGGTGTTGACCTTTCTACAAAGGGAGGGATGGTTTGGATTAAGAGCCGTACCCAGACTACCAACAATGTTCTTTTTGATACGGCGCGTGGAGCAGGTACTACGGCGGCAAATAATCAGGCGCTGTCAAGTAACTCAATTAATGCTGAAGACCTTGCAGGTTCTTACGATTTCTTGTCTTCTTTTAATGCAAATGGCTTTACTGTTAAGCAAGGCGGGGAAACAACCGCAACGCGAGGCACAAATTATATTAATTATGATTACGCCTCTTGGACCTTCCGCAAGCAGGCGAAGTTTTTTGATATTGTGACTTATACAGGGAATGGTGCTAACCGGACCATCGCGCACAATCTTGGCGCTGTGCCGGGTTCCATTATGATTAAGCGCACTGATACAACTGCCGCTTGGGCTGTGTATCATCGCAGCTTGGCCAACACGCAGTACATGGTTCTTAACACCACGGCAGCAGCGGCTACAGGCGCAACGTACTGGAACAGCACAACGCCGACATC